GTCGCGGCGACCGCAGCGCGGGTGGACGACTGAAGTGCGTTTGCATCAAGGCCCGCAGCGGCCTTGCTGATGCCCGTGCGGTTCTCGCGCAGTTCGTCCATGTATTGCAGCATCGGGAACGCGGCTTGGCCGACGAACGGCTGCGAGAACGGCTGCACCATACCCGGCGCGCGCATACGGATGATACCGCCAACTTCGGTATTCATCACGTCTTCGAGGTTGACTTGGCCCTCGACCACCGCAGTCCGCGGGTGGATCGACTGCGCCAAGCTGTCGAGCATATTGCGCAGGATGTTCGACTTAATAAGCTGGATGTCCATCACGACATCCGCAATCGACATACCGAAGAAGGTATGCGGCTCCGGATCGGGGCAGAAACTCACGAACGGAATGTGGTCGCACGGCTCGTTGTGGAGGATTTTGTAGGCGCTGCCGCCGACGCACACACGGCGAAGTTCGGCGATTCCGTCGCCGTCCATATCTACGTAGAGATACGTTTCGATGTATTCAATTTTGCGGCTCGCAAGGTCCGTTCGGCCCGCGCCAAGTATCGTTGCGTCCGGATTCCGGTCGAAGGCTTCGTCGTTCCCGTTAAAGTCTTCGGTTGTTTCGTAGCCAAGGTCTTCGATCTCGTCGAGTTCGTAGCCCATCTTAACAAGATCGGAGACGGTAACATAGCGCCTGTGGCCGACAAACGCCGCGTCTTCCAGAGATTTCGCTTGGCGGTCGATCAGAAACTCTTCCGGCGGGACAGATGCTACAGCAATCCGGCCCTTGGTCGTCGTGCGAACGGCGGTGCACGAATACTCGGCGGGAGTATCCGTCATCGTCATCTGGCCGTCAGGCCCCATGACTTCCGTCGAGGACATCTCCACTTCGATGTCGCGCAGTTCCACATCGGGGTCCGACATGAGTACGGTGAACGACTGCTCATCAAGGCCGGTGTAGTCGATAGTCTCGACGGTCTTGTCTTCATCCCACCAGATTTTGACGATACCGTTCTTGCGCACCAGCGCGTCCTTGAAGGACGAGTAGCAAACTTCGAACAAATTGTTGTCGCGAGTCAGGCAGTAATTGACATACTCTGTCGCTTGTTCGGCGCTTTGCACGTCCTCCGGCCCGTTCGGTGCGAACTCGACGACGTTGGTCGCGGAGAAGAACACGCGCATAATCGAGGGCATGATGGCCTGCACGGTATCGCGCACGTCCATCGACACGACTTGGCTGCGGCCCTCTTCCTCGTTGCCGAAGGGTTCGCCCTTGTAGTACTGGCCGGCCAGCGCACGCTGCGGGCTGATAATGTCATCGACGTAATCTACCGCGTCATCAATCTCGGCCGAGACAATACCGTGCAGGTCGTCTTCGCTGACGCCCTGAAACTCCTCGTCATCTTCCATGTCTTCAGGAAGTTCACCGTTCGCGGCGTCTTCGATTTCTTCGTCCGAAGGCCGACTATTGTCCCGATATTTCGCCATGTAGATTTTCCTATTTACGCTTGCGCGAAGCCTTGCGGCCTTCCGACATGGCGATAGCAACGGCCTGCTTGCGGTTCTTCACAACCGGGCCGCCCTTCCCACTGTGCAGAGTTCCACGCTTGAACTCACCCATCACCGTGCCGATCTTTTTCTGCATCTTCGTCTTTTTCATTAGACGCCGTCCTTTCAGGAACACAGCCCGCGCTTTTATGCAAATACCTAATTGCTGCTTCTAACACAACCACGCGATCTTTGGCATGGCCTAATAGCAAATTACAGTGCCTACAGAGAAGCCCGCGTACATCTTTCGTCGAGTGGCAGTGATCGACATGGACAACGTCCGCTTGGCCGGGCTGCGTGCTGTCTAGTTCTAGCGGCGTCTCACATAGCGCGCACGTCCCGCCCTGTGCTTCCCACAAAGCCCGGACTTGTTGGTATGTCGTTTTATACCGTTTACGTAGGTTGCTACAGCGGTCGCAGTACAGGCGGCGCGAACGGAACGAAGAACGCGGACGCGGCAAGTGGCAGCGGGTGCAAACCTGCGTCTCCTCAGCCATGCGCCCCTCCGTCAACTACATGAGATCAGTAATACACGGTTTTCGCTAAAATAAAAAGGGGGCCGGCGTGTGGCGCGCCGACCCCCAGAAAGCACTGCGAAGGGGAGGAGAGGAGACCCTTCTGTGCCGCTCTACCCAACAGAGGAGCTATGTCCCGTATAGTCCAATATCGTCCGGTTACACAAGCCCTTTAATGTTTCGGCGTAGCGCGCCCTTATTGGCGAGGGACAGCGAGTACCCGTGGAGTGCAGTCGCCACGTCCGTCGCGAGACATAGGCACAGCGCGTCCGCTTTATCCGGCGATCCCAGCCCGCGCTTCTTCATGTTCTCTTTGCTCTCGACCTGCATCTTACCGGACGACGTGAAATTATACCGCGGCGCCGCCAACTCGGCGAACAGACCTTCGTCCTTCGGTATCTTTACGTCACGGTTAGCCAGCCACGCCTTGGCCTTGAACCAGAGTTCGGCGCGCAAGTTGGCGTAGGTTCCCTTCATGGCCGGACTCTCGGCCACGTTGATCCCCCGCGCCGGCAGGCCCAGTTCGCGCAGACGGTCAAGCACGCCGGCACCAAGCCCGATGCTGTCCACCAATATCTCAACCGGCTGTTTGCTAGGCGGCAGTGCCTCGTATTCAGCAACGACGGCCCCCGTCAACTGCATCAAGTCCAGACCCTTCCAAGTCTGTATCTCTTCAACAACCGAACCGCGGCGCTTGGCGAGTGCGCTGGCGTCGCTACCCATACGCGCCACGTCCAGACCCCACACGCCCAGCGCGTTCTCGTTCACAGTCATGTCGCGGTTCATCGCGGCGTCGATCAGTTCGACCGGGATAACCGTGTCTTCTTCACGCGGCGGGAAGTTACCCAGAACACGAACGTGGTAGGCCGGGCTGTCCTCGCCGTACCGCAGTTGCATCTCTCGGACAAAGTCGTCCGACACACGCGGGCTGTCGAGGCACGATACGTGGAACGTCTTCCACTCCCCCTTCAACCGATTGTGCGTGTCGTAGAACAGGCCGGTGTTTCGGGTCGGGTTGCCCAGAAGCAAGGTGGTCGCGCTGTGACCAGACATGGAACCCGACGCGGCCTCGAAGACCGCCTCCGGTACGCCCGACGCCTCGTCGGCTACCAGCAGCACGTTGTCCGAGTGGATACCCTGCAAGGCTTCCGGCGTCTCAGCACGCGAAGTACGCGCGGAGATAAACGCTTCTGTGGGGGCCGCTTTGAGTTCTATGCGGTCACTTTTCACCTCGACCAGCGTTTTCAGCACGTCAGGTAGTTCGTTGACCCATCGCTTAAGTTCGGCGAACATGGCGTCGAACAACTGGCTAGAGGTCGGCGCAGTGACCACGACTTTGACCGGATAACGCGTCAAGAAGTAGTGCAGCATCGCCCATGACGCGGCGGTGGACTTACCCACACCGTGGCCTGATCGCACCGAGATACGGCGGTGACCTGAGCTAATCGCCTCTAAGAACTTTATTTGCCACGGGTCCGGCTTAACTCTCAGCACGTCCCGAACGAATCCGACCGGGTCATCCCGATACTTCTTCAAGAACGTCAGGAAGAAGTTCGGCTCCTGCTGGCTGCTCTGCGACATCAGGTCGGCAGCCTCTTTCGCGGCCTTGGCGGCGCGCGACGGGTTCGTTGTCTTCGGCTTCGGCTCGGCTGGCTTGGGTGTGGCAGCGCGGCGGCGGCGCGGCTTAGGGCTGGTGGGCGAAGTCATAATGCTCTCCGGTGATGATCTTGCGAACCGTGACGTGGCTGATGTCCATGCCGTGCTTCTTGGCCACGATCTTGACTATGTCCCGATAACTGTGGCCTTTCAAGCGGGCGGCCTTCATCGTGATGATCGCGTCCTGCTCTTCAGGGTTCTCGCGCAGCCGCGATCCGCGGCCATTGCCCGACCGCGAGTAACCAAATGGCGGCTCACCGCCCAAGAAACCACCGGCCTGCTTCTTGGCCTTGCGGCCGGCGAGGACGCGCTCCTTGATCCGGCGGCGCTCTTCCCCACTGAACACGGCCATGATCTCAAGCATGAACCGGCCGTTCGGGTTGCTCTTGTCCATCACGTTTCCGTAGCCGTTGATGATGAGGTTGATCCCGGCCTCTTCCCAATCACCAATGACGTTCAGTGCGTCTCTGGCGTCGCGGAACATACGGTCGAGCTTCGACACGATGACGGTGTCTCCGGTCCGAAGGAACGCCAGCTTGCACCCTTCTTCTCGGCGCAGGAGGGGGACGGCGCCGGACACGCCCCGCTCTTCGTAGATATGCTCCAGTTCCACGTTGTGCGTGATCGCTATGCCTTTGATTTGGCGTGCTTGGTCATCGAGGCTGGTGTTCTCGACCTGATCTTCGGTCGAGACGCGGGTGTATCCATAGACTGCCACTGTGCTTCTCCTCAGTTGGTAAGGCGATACGTAACGAACGCCTTAACACTCTGCAAGCTCAAAATTGTAGAATTTTTGAAAGGGGCAATCTGTTCGGCAAGTGGCGGGGGTAGGGGGGTTTCAGCCAAAAATCGGTATCTGTCAGGTTATACGCACACCACCCCCCGCAACTGGCAGGGGGCGGGGGGGGTCAAAAACGAATGATACCCCCCGCCAAGCGCGCGCGCACAGATAAGATATCTTTTGATATCAGTTACTTGCATGGTCGATCGGGTGTTAAGGCGTTTTACCGCGCTTCCAAATCGGTTCGGAGACGGGACAGGAGGCGGCTTCCGGAGCTGCCCTTCTCGCCCGCTGATGAATAGAAAACTAGGTATGACCACGTATGTAAATAATATGTTTGACAGGGTGCAAGCGTTGCCCCATGCTTAGGGCGTCAACGAGGAAAGGAATGACAATGCCCTTCGAACTATTCGTGATGCTTATCATCGCCGCGGCCTGCCTCATCGTTGCATACCGCGCGGACTAACCCCCACATCAACAGAGGAGTAACTGACATGAAACAAGACAGAACATATTGGCGCACAGAACCCGCTGTGCGCCTGATAGAAGCCGGCAAGGCGAGCGGCCATGAAGTGGCAATCGCCCTTGCGGAACGACTGGAAGATGAGCGCACGCGGCGCAAAGCAATTGAGAGCGAGGGTTGAGACATGGACATTCTTAAGATTGAAACCGACACCATCTGCATGGACGCGGCGCTCTTGTTCCGCCGCCGCCGGAAACTGCAACGCGACTTGGCGGAGATTGATTCGCTGCTACTCGGCAAGCGTAACGAATACCGCGACAAGATGCGCGTCTTTGGCATGGGCCTCACGCACTTCGAGCAGGCTTGCAGATCGCGGGGCTTGCTGTGACGAGCCAAGACTTCAAGGACACGCGCGTAAAGCTCGGCTGGACACAAGAGCAGATCGCGGAGAAGTTAGGTCTGAGCGTCCGCACGGTTAAATATTACGAGGCTGGGCGCGTTCCTGTCTCCGTCCCTGCTACCAAGCTATTAGGCTTGCTGGCGGGCGACGTTTAAACTTCGACGGGCTGGCCTATTGGTCGGCCCGTCTTTATATTGTCCGCCGTTCAACAACCCTCAGAGGAATGACATGGCCGGACATATCAAGCGGCGCACCATCGCCAGCAATCTCGACAAGGTCGGCGAGCATACCCTGCTCGAAAAGATCGCCAGCGGCATGACAATGGCTGGCCTCGCCCGTGAGCTACGCATCAGCAACCTGTCTCTGTATCACTGGATCAAGCAAGACCCAGAGCGGCAAGACCGCTTCAAGCAAGCGCGTGCCTTGGCGGCGGATGCATGGGCGGAAGAATGTCTGGACATCGCAGACCAAGCCGACGGGGTCACCGCGAACGCTGACAGGCTGCGCGTGGAAACTAGGAAATGGCTGGCCGGTGTCACCAACCCTGACAAATACAAATCTGCCCCGGTTCAAGCGGCGGTGCAGGTGAACGTCAATCAGATGCACCTCGACGCCCTCAAACAACTCAGCATGGGCACTCAGGGAACGACCGTTGAAGTCTCTGTGCCGATCAAGCAAGTCGCCTCATCCAATCTCGATGCGGATGACTTGCCCGATCCGGACAGCGACGATGTGTGGGATTAGGCTCGGCGCGGGACTAATTTCGGCGCTCTCAGCCCTGTTAAGGCGTTAAGGCGTTCCCTGTTAAGGTGTCCAACGCCTTAACTGCCATCGCCTTAACACTTAACACTCCTCGACCGAAAGCAATATTATTACTCGGTTTGGGGACGCTTAGGTCGGCCTCCGGGACACTTCGGGGACACATAGCCTAAAAAAAATCCATATATATTTCAATACTCCGGGACACATGGGACGCTTGGGACGCTTATTTCCAAGTTTAGACCCCCCAAAAAACTGGTAAGGCGTTCTAAAACGCCTTAACAGAAACGTAGAGGGGTATTAACTCAGACTTATGTGTCCCATGTGTCCCCAACGGCCAAAATCAAGCACTTAAAGTGTCCCCGAAGTGTCCCCTAAGCGTCCCCAACGCCTCTCTAAGCGTCCCCATATGTGTTTCCACGTAGTGGCCGCAAAAAGGGGGCCGATTGGCCCCCTCTTTCATTCTTCCAAGGCCGAGATGAGCCTGTCCAAATACCACCGAGCTTTGCGAAGGTCCTGCACCCCGTTCTTGTATCGGTAGCGCCAGACATATTTCTCGATGTTACCTTTCAGGTAGCCTTGGAACTCTTCGCGGCTCATTGAACTCTCAATCGCCTCGATGCATTCCACGCCCCCTTGCCGGTAATGCTCCGGCTTGTTCACGACATCACTCACATCAAGTCCCCTTCATCATCACTATCATCAAACACCACGCGCACGCCGAAGAACTCGGACGCTGCGTCATGCCGCATTGCATCAATCACCATTTCATCTTCCTCGCCGATCAGAAGCTCCACGCCGCGGAACACACGCTTCGTACGTGTCGCCCGGTCTTTGGATATATCGTAGCCCTTGGCTCTCATCTCCGCCGAGAACTTGCGCTGGCTCCAGTCCTTGCCCTTGGCCTCGTTCTCTTCCCTACACCAGTTGCGGAAGTCATCGAACGCATCGGTCGTGCCCATCTCCCGCTCGCCCCCGACAACGCACCGCTCCTCGATCCAGCGGCCGAGCGCGTCCTCGCCTTCAAGGTAGTCATTGGTAGCCTTGACCACGACCGGCGGCGGGTTCAGACCCTCGGCCAACCAGAGCTTCGCCCCTTCAATCACCCACGCTAGGATCGCCGGGTATTCCTCTTTCAACTTGTCGGGGAGGTCTACATCCTTGCGCGCCGGCTTCGTCTCGAAGGGGATCAGGTGCATACGCCGCCGCATGGCGTCATCCACGTTAGTAATCTCCGGCTTCGTGTTGCCAGCAATCACAAGCGTGAACTGCGGTTCGAACTCGAACAAGTCCTGCCGCATGAACCGCGCGCTGATCCTATCCCCGCCGGTTAGGCTCTTAACCTTGGCCTCGTCCCACTTCCTGCTCGGATCAATCTCCTGCGCGTGAACCAGCCGCGCGCCCATCAGCGCCGCAAGCTCGGTCGGGTGCCGCTGATTGTTCGACGCCAAGAATACGTCAGCACTGGCCACCGCAGCGTAATCGCCGAGGATAGCACCTACCGCCCCAAGGAACGTCCCTTTGCCATTGCCCCCGGAGCCATGCGCGAACGCCAGCACATGTTCCTTGACACTGCCGGTCGCCGCATAGCCGGCGAGCCTCTGTAAATACCCCTTCAACGCCATGTCCCCGTCACACGCCTCATTCAAGAACGCGTGCCACTGCGGACAGCCCCGGTCAAAGTCCACCTCGACCGCCGTTACTTTGGTGCAGAGCTTCCCCCGATCATGCGGGTGCAACTGGCCGGTGCGCAGATCGACGATCCCGTTGCGGCAATTGAGCAGATATATATCCTGATCCAACTGGTCGGTCGTGGCCTGCATGATCGGGTCCGTCTCAGCAATCTGCGCCACGTTGCGCATCACCGGCCAAGACGCCACACGCGACGCCACCCGCTCGCCCTTGGTGGCAGGCGTCACATCACGCAGCGCCTCCGCCGACGCCCGCGAACAGACACTGCGCGTGTACGCCATGTGCCTCTTGGCCACATCACGCGCCCACTTGACCCCGTCCCAAGCCATCCAGCCAAGCCCACCGGCAACATACCGTATGTCGGATACGTGAAGCCGGGCGAGCCTGCTGGCCAACGCGCTGTCCGAATACTCGACCGGCGTCTCGCTATCACTGGCCAGCAAGTCCGCGTAATCCTCGTCATCCGGATCGACCGCATCGAACTCCGTGACCTCAACCGCCCAGCCGAACGCCCGCGCCTTGCCCTCAATCCAATCCCAACCCAACTCATAGGGCGGATGCATCCGGCCGAAGTCCGCCTCGATATTCTCAACCGAATTGAACCCATCCTCCCACGACAACGCCCACTCCGTGAACAAAGCCAACGCCTCGTTCTGATTGTCAGCACCGGCAGCAGCCTTGATGGCATACCCCATCCGGATATAGTCGTCCCGATCCGGAAAATGCTCAGAGGTATTAGGGACGATTTTAAGGGCTGCTGAGAGCTTTTCGAGGCTCGGAGCTACTAAGGTAGCCTGATTGACGTTTGAACGCTCCACGGCCCTCTCAGCGGCCTTGTCGGCATGAATAATCTCACACCCTGTCATCTCCAGCGTCTCGACAAGGTCAGCAAAGAACTTTTCGACCTGCTCCTTACCCACCTTGCGAAGACAGCGCGGCCCCCGCGCCGTGATATCTTGGTCAAGGGTGTAAGGTTCCTTCGTGACGGGATGCACCCCGCCGATCACGTATTGCTGGCCATCGCCGAGAAGCTCGACCAATTGCTCGACGCCCTTGCCGTCCTTGAACCGGAGCCGCATCCGGCCAATCGGTTCCTCGGTGCGATACATCAGCAGCCGTTTAGGGAAGCGCCCGATACGCAGCGGCGCAGCGCCCAGCGCCTTGGTCGCCATGTCCGCGATGATGCGGGCCAAGCCTTCGTTCACCACATCAATGTCGAGCGCCGGATATTTCCCAGCCTTCAAGCCGATGTTGGCGCGGCTGCGGTCCCACCTCTCAATGTCATTAGGTGTTGGCTCGTATGTCTGCCACGCGTAGCCACCCCACGTTCCTTGCGCATTGACCCTGCCGGGCGCCTTGCCCGCTTGGTCGGCGGCGATCTTCGACATCTCCGACAGCGGCGCGGCCGGAGGTATGACGCTGACTAAGTCCTTGAACCCAGCGTCAAAAAGCTTTTTAAATGTAAGCATACGTAGTCTCTCACTCTTTGCGGATCGGACGCCTAGCTGGCACAAACCGATGGCTGCGCGCAACCACAAATTTTTCTTGACGGCCTGTGGATGGGTGTGCCAGCGTTAAGGGAACGAGGAGAAAAACATGATCGTTTCCGTTGACTTTGAAACGCGCAGCGCCGTCGATCTGCGCAAGACCGGCGTCTACATCTATGCCGACGATCCTTCGACGGACGTGTGGTGCATGGCCTACGCCTTTGACGACGAGGAGCCGAAGGTCTGGACGCCAGCCGACCCCATCGACACGCGCCTCGAAGACTACATCGTCGAGGGCGGGAAGCTGCGCGCTTGGAATAGCTCTTTTGAACGGGTGATCTGGAACAAGATCATGACGCCGCGCTACAACTGGCCGCGCACCGGAGCCTCGCAATGGTTCTGCACGATGGCGCAGGCCAGCGCGATGGGCCTGCCCCGCGCCCTTGGCCAAGCGGCCGACGTTCTTGGCGTGGAGCAACAGAAGGACAAGACAGGCCAAGCTTTGATGATGCGGATGGCCCGCCCCCGCCGCACCAATCCCGACGGATCGCACGTCTGGTGGGATACCCCGGACAAGATGGCCGCCCTCATCAGCTATTGCCTTCAGGATGTCCGAACGGAAATCTCAGTGGCCGAGCGGCTGGTGGAGATGGACGCGCAAGAACGCCAAGTCTTTCTGCTCGACCAGCGGATCAACGACCGCGGCATTATGCTCGACCGTGACCTCTTGGACCGTGTCTGAGTATTGGCG